AACCAAATACTTTTATCAGACTTGTCAATACCTTTAAATCTGTGAGTAAGCTTATCATAACCACCTCCTCCAACAAACTTACCTTTCTCAACCATCTCACCTGGATGCCATTTTTCTACACCTCTGTACAAAGTAACCATTTTTTCACCAGCTTCTTTAGCCGCTTTTAAAGCTCTCTTTCCTGATACCATCTGACCTATTACTGGAATAGCAGCCGCAGCAGACCAAGCTGCATCACCAAATTCACCTTCCAACGCATATAAAGTAGCATCTGCTAAATCTGCAACATTTCCATATGCAGGGGTCATACCAGCAGCCATTAATGCATTATGAATTGACTTAGTACTTTTTTCTACTTTAGGCTGAGACATATCGGATATATTTACATAAGACTTATCAGCAACAGCTTCCATCATATTAAATACTTTATCATTAGCTGGAAATAGGTTTAATCTTTTCCCACCTGTATCTACTCTATTACTCACTATGGCTTCCTAATCTCGAAGTGAACTAAATCATCGAACCTATTGTCTTTGGTTTTAAAATCCATATCCCAGTCGCCGCCCCATCGAAGAACTATACCTTTCATTCTTGCTATCCCTAGAACAAATCCTGCAAAATAACTCATCCTTTCCCTATCTTCCCAATCAATCGGATAAGGTATCGCATCAACTGCAATGCTCGGTACTTTATTGTGTTTACCCATAGGGAACTTGAGCTTAGAGTTCCCCTTTTTATAAGCTTCATTTTGCTTACCCTTTCCTCGAAAACCCTCCAGTATTGTGCAGTCAAAATACCTAATAGCAATATTAAATACCTCCTGTAAGTCTTCATCGCAGGTTTCTAGCTTCCCCCTGCTTTTCTTACTAAAGCGAGGCATTATCTCCTAACGTCAGAAGTATCAGAGGGTTCTGTAAATTCCCAGTTCCTATAAAAATCCATCCTTTTATCCGATAAAGACTTTTGCATCTTATCAAATGCAATATCATCTTCCATTTTTGTATCATGCTCTTGAAACCATTTAGCCGCAGATTCAGTACGGGGCCCCAACATAGCATCCTCTTTTAGAGGAAAGTCATCTTCAATACCAATGTGTCTTCTATAGATATTATAAGCCTTTTGAAATTTTAGAGTATTCCTATTCGTCCTATCACTACTCATTGTATCCCTCAGTAATCTAACATACCATCTTGGGAGCATTTTATTTTGTTCTGCCATTACGCTACTATCCAGGGTTTAGCCTTACGTTTCGGTTTGTACCACTTTTTCTCTTTATTTTGAGAATAATTAGGTGGGAAAGCATGCACATTTGCATAATAAAGAGACTCAATGGTGTCATCATGTGCCATTCTGGGGCCGAAAGTAAGGATTTCGTTCACCAAATCAAACATATTCTCCCTCAAATTTACTGTTCCCATGCTAAATCTGCCACTTAAACCACTGTAAATCCTGTTTCTTTTCTGAGTTCCACCTGGTTTCTCAGGAATAACAGCTATATCGAAGCGATTTATCCGCCTCCTTTCATCATTCAATGCTTGAAATATAGAACGGTTCATAGCCACATCCTCTACAGTAGCTGAGGTACAATGATACTTGTTATAGAGTTCAATTATATAATCGACAACTCCTTTCTTCTCAAGAAGTTCCCCATCCATTCCTTTTGCTCCTATAGTTGGAATACTTCTATGCCTTTCATATTCGAGAACGAATAGTCCATTATCTGTATCCACACCCACAACCATAATGACACTAAAATCAGATTCTTTAGTATCAATGTCAGTAGCAGGGTCACAACCGATAAATGTATTGATAGGTCTCTTTTCTCCGTTTTGTACGATATAGTTAACGTCTTCTTCATGCTCATAATAACCTTCCCAGTACTTAGTGTGTTGTCTTCTCCATACAGAGTCTTCCTCTGATTGGACTTCCATCATATATTCTTGAAAAAACTTGGCAGGTTGTCCTGAGTCTCGATAGAACTTCTTTTTCTCTTCGAGTTTACTAGCTGGAAAGAACGAAGGCCAAAGCACACTACCTGACGGTAGTATGGCTTTATATGTCACTACTTCCCAGGCGAACTTGTCTTTTTTCTTCTTGCTACGAGCATGATTAACGATAAGATTGTTGATAAAGGAATCATAATGAACAGGAGTACCATTAACACGGAGCCTACCAGTATGAGGCTCAAGAGCGGGATATACAACAGCAGTGACCAGATTAGCATTTTTAGCTCTAGCTTCAACTGTGATAGTGTTCGCTTCGTGCTCGAAGTCGTCAAGACATATGAGGTCATACCGTTTGTGGAGTTTCGCGCCACCTCTGATGCCAGCGACGTTTGACTTTGAAATGAGTTTGCATCCATTTTTTAATTCAATATCCTCCTCTGTCCACTTGTTACCTTTCATTGTTCCGAAGTAATATTTAATTCGGTCATTAAACTCCAAGTGGTATTTAATGTAGTCCATATTGCCTACGCTGAGCTTCTGAGTGGCCGATACCCACCCATAGAACAGCATATCATCCTTTGGACAAAATAAGAAATCTTTAAGTATGGAAGCCTTGGTTAGGACAGTCTTGCCGTGTCCTCTAGGTAGAATAATAGCTAATTGTTTAACATCGAGGTTATCTATGTGGTCAGCCATCTCAAAATGAAAGGGGGGAGTCTCACTACGCATAAAGTCGTCAGGGAGAAACAACTTCCCGAAAGCAATTAAATCATTCTTTGCTAGGAGAAGAGTTTGTTCCGCTTCCGATATCTGAGTCTCGTTTATATTTGCCATCTAAGAACTTTCCAAATTTCTTTTCCTGTTTCCTATACTCAAGATAGTTTGAAAGTATCCCTTCAACATCATCTATTCTCTGACTTATTATTTGAGCATGATGAGCCAGTCCTTCTATTGCTCTCACCATATCGTTCTTTGAGATAGGTCTCCTGTTGGGATGTTTACTCATCCTTGCCCCCTTTTCTTTTTACGATAATACTTCTTGCTACCAATGTTTCCAAATTTAGAACCTTTCCCCTGTCCTTGCCTTGTTTTTTTAGCCTTCTTTCTCTCTGGGGAATAATCAGTTAGCTTCGGCATTGTAGTGAATCCTAGTTGGAATATCCATACCTTCTATGATAGCAAGCATGGAGTTAAGGATATCATAGTGTCTAGAACTTAGATTATACAAGACATGAGGTAGCTGTGACTTTAATTTTTTAAGCTCCCTAATCGCTTCATCTAAATCTTTTTCGATTAATTCTCCCAACACCTTATTCCTTCATCTGAGAACTCCATAGTAACCCATCCTGTTCTGATAACTGGGTAAACTGCATACCTAGCATAAGCGGCGTACCTTAGAAAAGAACCTCCTCTCACGTACCATCTCCTTTTGAGAGACTCTTCATCACCTTCAACTCTAATCGAGTCAACTGGCTTAGCATATAGCTGATGATTGTGACCAAGAACGAAAACATCGCCATCAGAGTAAATCGAAGCAAGTCTATCCAATTCAAGGTCGCCATTCTTCGCACCACTCTTCCCGTGTCCACTAACAAGGTAGTAATCCTTTCCCTTGACGGAAATTCTAGTATACCCTGGATATTGGTAGTACGGTACATTTAACTCAGCCGAGAGGGTTTTACATACATCGAAATCGAGAATAACATAGCTTCTAAGAAAATCATGGTTGCCTCCCCTTACGAATAGACATTTGTCCTTTATTGGAGATACAGCTTGGAGAAAACTTAGATACTGGTCTTCTGGGGGTTGTATCTGACCCCTTCCAGAGATAGCCTTGTATCCTGGAGGAATCATCTCTATCATATCTCCATTTCCAAACCATACTGAATGTGGGTCTTTTGCTATTGTCGTAACAGCGTCACTGAACTTTCTAACATCAAACTCTCTTGCCCCAAGATGGATATCTGTGAGACAGTGTACTCTTACAACTTTGTTAGATGAATAAGTAAGTACTTCCCCAGGCTGAATAGTTGGGTCGTATTCCTTAACCTCTGTATCAAGAGGTATAGAAAAATTCTTTGTACATGACTTACACTTATACTTCTGCGCAATTCCATACTTCCTCTTTCTTTTCCCATCCTTTTTGGTATACATTGAAGAGCAATGTGGGCATATCATCTTTCCCCCTTACCTGTGCCGAGAATCTTCCTCTCAGCTTTTTCTATTTGTTCAGGTGAGAAACCGCTAAACATGCCGATAACCCCCTGTTCCACTTTCTTGACTCCGCCACCAAGAGTACCTATTGCTTTGCCGAGTTCCTTTAGGCTCTGAAGAGCTATATTCTCATCAACACTGGTCTCAGCAAGAGTTTTTAGATTATTTAGAATGTATTCATGATTGATACCAAGAGACTTGGCTATGTCCTGGACACCCTTCTCAACTTCTTTCATTACTCGCTCCTGTTTTAAAAGTACGGCAGCTCTTTTCTTAGCTTTGTCTGGTGAATCCTCATCATAAGCATCCATGTAGGACTTTACCACACCCATTCCTACCGATACGTTGGTAGCGAATATCCTTTCTTTGTTGGTTACCTTTTCCCTCTCTCGAACTCTTTTGGTGGTGTCTTTTATTTTCTTTGAGAATGTGTACCTATTCGGATGTCTGGAGAAGTCGGTATCCATAAAAGTACCCTTCCGATTCAGAAAGGTTCCCACTACCGTCCTTACCCATCCCTTTGCATAGGAATAGTTTTTCCTGTCTCCTGGATGAGCTATATTCCCCGACACCTTGAGTAACTGAACGATGGAGCTATCATCACTCCAAACCCAATCTCCTTCTTTCCCCTTTCTCCAATCCTCAATGGGAGTAATGTCAGGATGGTCGTTGTAAAATTCGGAAATGTCCTCGTAAACGAAATGCTCCTTGTTCTTGATTGATGCTGACTTCATTCGGGGTATGGACTGGTATTCCCCAGCTGAGCCCACAGAGAATCTATCAATCCAAGCACCTCATGAGGGATGTGATAAACAGTGCCATTGATTTCTATCGGAGCCAGGTCATCATCGAGTAAGGACAATCTTGTTAGAATGCGTTCCTGTTCCTCCATCGGTAGTTGAGCAAGCCATTCTATTGAAATTGACATAGGGCAAATAACGGGTTATTTAACAGCACTCTTTTCTTCTCTTTCTTTCTTTCTTTTGCTTCTTTTCTTTCTTTCTTTCTCTTCTTTTACAATTTGCATAGCCATTTGAACTACCGCTTCATCGAACTCACGGTCTTCTCTCTCTGCCTCTGCGCGAGCTACTCCTGTTAACCCTTCACCACCAGATAATTGCTTAGATGTAATAACTCCGTTACTCATAGGGCAAACTTACTACCGTGCCCAGGTGCTTTTCAAGAAAAATTGTACCATTTTGAAGTGCGCTCTTGTTTAACTATCGTACCCCCTATTGGGGGTTTTTCGTATATACGATTTACGTTATAATTCATTATTTGATTTTACGATGTTTATCATGGTGATATTCATTGGTAAATATAGGAGGATTGCTATGGCAATTCGAATGCGTGGTGGTAGAGAGTTTCCTATGGACTTGGATACTCGCAACCTCCCTGATAAGATGGACAAGCCTAACAGGACGTTGGCTTGGAAACTCTTCTTTAACTCGGTAGCTCAACTAAATCCTGAGGATGCTGTACAAATTATGGCTCCTATCCTCAAGAAAGCCAGTGGTCAAGCTGGTGAGGGTGTTGATTTGGAGAAGGATAAGGAACAGACCGATAAGGAGGACGAATGAGTTGAAGGGGTTATTGCTTAGGCAATTTCCCCTTTTTTAACTGGACTGTGGCCCCTGTACGGTCAAGTTAGGAGCAAATAGGTGTAAATAGGCATGAACAGTCCTATAAATTATATAACCTCTCGATAGAACCTGGGCATAAACACCCATATCCTTTTTTAATGAGGTTTAGAGTAGTGCTCTTGTAAAATATCAGTGTCTCTGAGTCCATCTAACTAATGGGTTGCTTGGCAGACTTAAATCAAACAGGAGATAACTGTGAAGTTGACATTCTAGTCGTTGTCATATTAATCGGGTCGGATTTACTAGATTAACCGGGCCCTTAGTAGTTTTCATAGCTACACTGGTGAGGAGTTGTCATAATCATAACCGTACTCAACGATGTTTGTGACAACTAATAATCGCTGTCATTGGGTAGATTTCGGACTGGCGGGTGGAATAAGTACACCTTAAGGTCACTCTAGAGCGAAAGTTGTTGGATATGCATATTCAATGATGTCTAGGTCTATAAGAAGCTCTTCAGTCGTCAGATGAAGGGTGCTGTGGCAACAGCAAGACTTGGACTCTACCCGTGATTGCAAACTGGAGGTACTATGAGTATCAAACTGTATTCCGCTGTTTTCTTTAAATCAGGATTGCACATGACCTATGATTTCAATCCCGAACATGCTGTGTTGCCTGATGGTATAACATCTGGTGATAGACAATCAGTTCTCATTAAAGGTGTATCAATTCTAAATTCATTTGGTGTGTTATCATGTGAATGCGAGAACAAGAGACACCATGGTATTATGAAATATCAAGAAAATGGAGTTACACCACTTCATATTACTTTGTATACTCATAAGAAGACTGAACCAAAAGAGGCTGGAACATTTCTTGAGTTGAATGTCGCAAGAGAGCCTTTTATGTCACCTTGCCGTTTATTTGGTAAGTGGGGCTTCATGAGAGCTAATGGTAAGATTGATTATACGCCGTCAATGGAAGCAAATTTTGCTTCTACTATTATTTAAAAATTCCCCGCATCACTGTTTGCTTGACCTAGAGGAAACCTCGGTGTAACCCGAGTGCATCTCTTTACATCAGAAACATGATACGTCCAAAGCTGGGCATACAGGAGTTGTTCACCTGTGTGTCCAGTGGGAATACCTTTCAAGGATGATTCGACCAATGAAAGTTATATTGTGTATACCAATAGACTTTTATGGATACTGAAGACTAGGGGAACCCCCTTTATATCAGCACTGAGCTAACCGTTAGACAAACGTAAGCTGTCTACGAATGTGTGATGAAGCATAATAGTAGCGTTTCACACCCTTGATTAAACTATGAGTAGCAATAGAGGTTCAGGTGCAATTCCTGTCATTGGTGTTCTTGTTGCCGCGTGGATAGCGTCCTTTGCGGTTGATGTGATATATCCCTTGAACTTTATCAATGCTATTGTTACTCAAAGATTTTGATGTTTAGTTTGCTTAATGTTTAACCAACTTGTTATAACTCGTAGGTTACGAGAGGATATGGTGATGTATCCGTTAAAAATTAACAGCATACCAGACATCATAATGAGGGGGCTTGAGCCTATCGATTACCGGTCACTCATACGCGTGAAATAACACCTTGTTAGTCTTGATACTAGTTCTTCAGACTGCAAGTTAAGTCCCATCTATTTTTTAAAATTGAGGAGTTTGCTCTAAGGCTTAGAGTTAGTTTGGCCGCTAACATTAAGTACGAGCATTAACTCAAAGCACGTTCAAAAGAAGGGCTGACCCATAGGCTCTGACGTGCATTTGCCAAGACAGCATTTAGTCAAGGGACTGTGTGTTGTCGCACTAACCCAAGAGGGGACAGCCGTAAAGGTTGTGAAGTAGAGGCATCTACTGGCGAAGTCTTCTTGTGCCACATTAAATGAAGCTCCCGAAAGGGTTAACTTCTATGTGTCGGACTCTCAGTACTATTAGGTTCTGGTTGGCAATAGCAGCCTAGGTACTAACATATTGACCATTGTGGTCTCGTTAACGGATAATGCCCTTGATTGGGGAATCACATTATTGTAGACGGTCTATGAAAATAGAAGTGTGTTGAGCCGTGACCTCGACAGAGGCAAATTGCTCCCAAGAGATGATAGTGTTGTTACTATCTGAGACTCCTCATAATTATTTAAAGGATGAAACATGAATAAAACTAACGGTGAAATACCAAAGAAGGGCGAAGGACAAATTAAAACAGAAGTTATCATAAAGGCTTTCCATAATCACCAAAGACGGTCTTGGTTGTATAGACTGTTAGAGTGGTTTGGATTAAGATAAGGAGGCAGAGTATGCCTAGAATACACAAGACCAAAAACTATGACCAGTTTGCTATAATAGACTGGAACAGGGACATAGTACCTACTCATGTAGCGAAAGTTATGAAGAGTATGCACCAGATTGGTAATATTACTGATTTGGTTCCCTTGATAGTATGGCCAAAAGATAAGAAGTATGCCGATTCAAAGAACCCAGAAGGCAGATATCCTATCATTGATGGTCAGTATCGTTTCGTGAGTCTTAAACTTAACAGTGATGTAGTTCACTATGTTATTGATGAGAGTAAAAGACTCAGTCCAGAAGATGTAGCTCATTTACAGGTGTCTAAGAACTGGGCATGGAATGATTACATGAACTATTATTGTAAGTTGGGTAAACAACAGTATAAGATTTATGCTGGGTTTAAATCAAAGAGTGGATGGAGCCACAACTGTGTTATAATATTACTTGCGGGTAATACAAAAGGTGCGATGTCTTCGTTTAAGGAAGGCTCACTTAGGATAACAAGGACTATTGAAGAAGCAAATAAAATCATTGAAATGATTAATGATTTCAGCGAATATTTCTCGTATTACAAGGCGAGAAGCTTTGTGACAGCGATGCTTCGGATAATTGACTTGGTTCCTGAGTATGACCACAATAGGATGATGCAGAAGATGCAGTATCTTAGTGAAAGATTGGTCAAGTGCCCTGATGCAGAGTCGTATGTCTTGTTGTTAGAGAGGTTGTATAACTTCAAATCAACAGGAAATCCAGTACGATTTATGTAAACAACGGTGATGCGGTAACGGGGGTGGAGCAATCTGCCCCTGTTTTTTTTAGTTCACATCACCTGGGGTAGAATAAGTGGTCAGGCAGGACGTAAAACTGTTAGGTGACTGGCCTGTGACTGCAGGCGCAATAGATTCTACCCCTAGATAAGAGGAATCATTATGAACGATGATAAATGTCCTGACTGTGGTGGAAATATTATAGAAGCCGAGTTTGGATTAACATCTGAAGCCTTTAAGTCAGACGAATCTGTAAGCGGTATTATCTGCGAAGAAGAGTGTGGCTTTGAAAGAGTGGATGAAGAAGAATAGGAGAACATTATGGGTTTCGATTTATATGGATTAAATCCCAAACAAAACACTAAGCCACCTAATGGGCTTACTAAATTCCACGATGAAGATGGTTGGAATAAATGGTCTGAAATGTCTGATGAAAACTCAAAAGAGTACTTCAACATGAAAGACCAGCATGAGGATGAGAACCCAGGCAATCACTTTCGTAATAATGTCTGGTGGTGGAGACCTCTATGGAACTATGTATGTGTAGCTTGTGGAGACTTCTTAACAGAAGCAGACCAAGAAAAGGGTGGATATAATGATGGACGCAATATATCTGCTACAAAGTCTAAAAGAATAGCTTCCAGATTAAGAAAGTTACTCAAACAAGGTGATGTTCAAAGTTATGCAGATGAACATGCTAAACGTCTTGCAAATATTGAAGATGAAGAGTGTGACCTGTGTGATGGTACTGGATATAGAGTAGAACCTCCTAATACTGGAGCCGGAGATGTTGATTGTAATGGATGTAGTCAAACTGGTAAAAGAAAACCGTGGGTTACTAATTATCCATTTGATGTTGGAAATGTAGAATGTTTCGCAGAGTTCTGTGAACAAAGTGGAGGATTTACAATATGTTAGAACCAGGAAATCACGGTTCACAAGCAAATAACATTCTAGCTCATCTGCTAGAAGGTCATTCTATTACACCTTTAGATGCTTTACAACAATATGGATGTTTCAGATTAGCACCTGTCATTCACGTTTTAAGGAAGCAAGGCTATAGAATATCTACTGAGACAGTGTCTAACAAAAGGAATGGCAAAAAATTTGCATCATACAAGTTAGAAAAGAACTCACCAATGCAGTAGAAGAGTTGAAGTATAGAGTCTTGAAAGTATTTTTGGTTGAGTTCTAGCTCCTCCTTTACGTTCTTTCTTGACTCTATCTTCTTTTATTATTAAATTTACAAAGGATAAAGGGTAAGTTTTTATGATTGATATAAAACAAGTATACCATGATTATTTGCTGTCTGAATCTAAAAAGAATAGACAGAAATATGATAAATATAAGGGCTGGTTTAGTGCATCATCTGCTGGGTCATGCTTTATTAAACAGCATCTTAAGAAAGAGGGTACTGAAGAAAAACCACTAGACGACCGTACTCTGCGGCTCCTGCGTCTAGGAACAATAGTGCATGAAGATATAGCTAAGGCTATTGAACAACTTCATAACAAAGAATCAGACGTTCAAGGATTTGTTCATACTGATTATTCACTCTTTTGGGAAAGAAGAGTTGAGATGCCAGAATTAAATGTATTAGGTCACTTAGATTATGCGATACATAATTATGAAGATGATTTGCTGGAAGTATATGATTTAAAGACAGCTCATACATTTAAGTGGAAGAAAGTATTTGGCAGGAATATAGACCCAAAGCCATCAGTTAATTATCAACTGCAATTAGGAACATATGGTTTTGGACTTGCTAGCGAACTGGAAGTTGAGAATGTGAAGCTAGGTCTAGTATGGTACAAAAAAGATGATTCTAATATGAAATTACAAGAAATAGATAGTGTTTGGATGGATAATGCTTATGAATATTGGATTGAGTTAAATGAAACTCTTTCTGATGGAGTTCCTAATGTAGGAGATGATAATGCTCCTGTATATAATTGGGAATGTAGATACTGTCCTTATAAAGGGACAGAATGTGAGGGATTATGAACTGTGAACTATGTCAAAAGAATCCATGTCAATGCGCAGATAAATTTAAAAGTACTAAATCAAGAGAGTTCGATACTATTTTGATTG